AGATCGAGGCGATATGGGACGAAGTGCAGCTTCACACGCGGATGACATTTCGATGGACGCCAGCCAAGGCGGATTGAACGGGGATTGACATGGATCGAATCGACGAACTGCTGTTGGACTGGTACGAGTGGCAGGCAGGCTACACGCCGAATCTCGGCCATGGCGGCGCTGACCCGGCATGCCGCGACTTCCGCATCAGCCGTCAATGGATGGATTACGACGACCTTGACGCCGAAGTCGAAATGAACCTGCGCGCGTCGGTCGGCAAGGTTATCGAGCCGATGATCCTCAAGCTCGACATGCGCAGCCGTCTCGCGATCAACACGGCAATGCGCAACTTTGGCGCTGGCGCGTCGGTCTGGGTCAACCCGCGGCACGCCGAGACGCAGGACGAGGATTACGAGCGCGCCAAGGCGATTCTCTGTCCGCAGATGGTCGCAGCGGGACTGGTAGAAAAATCTGCTTGTAAACCCGTGAAACGTGGAGTAGATTTCCGATCCGTGGCGCCTTTGCTCGCCTAGAGAAAACTAAGCCCCGGTCGATTAAGTTCGCCGGGGCTTTTTGTTTTGTCGATACGCTCGCTTCGAGCGTAGGTCTTAAACCCCACGAATTCAAGTTCTGCCAGTCACGCAACGGTCGGCGTTGCAGCTCACTCCCGGACTGGCTCACCGTGTCTCCACGCGTCCACCGCGTTTGCCCCGCTCGTCGGGGCTTTTTTCTTCCGCAAGGCGTGAGTGCGATAACCTCGCCAGCTGTCGACGTCTTGGAAGCCAGGTGTCTCCGCCGGCTCGCCGGAACTCGCTCTGGCGCGGGTGACAGCAACCCCCAATCCATTGGAGCAAATCATGAGCGATCCGATTGCAGAAGCAGCAGCAAGCCTGAGTGACGCAGCACCGAGCAGCACTGAGCCGCAGCAGCCCGCGCCCGAGGTGACGCCAGCGGGGGAGCCGTCTTCGTCGCACTCATCTGGCGAAGCTGGTTCGGGTGAAGTGGGAAACGCCGATGCGGGCACGTCGCCCGCTGGTGCTGCTACGCCTGCCATTACGGGAAACGTGCTGGTGAACGCGGCGCCGGTGGTTGATGCGCCTGTAATCGATGCGCCTGCTGCTGAGCCGATGCCGATGAGTGCGGAGGAGCATGCAGCACTTCCGGATTGGGTGAGAAATGCTCAGCCACCTGCCGCTCCTCTGCCGCGCGAATCGCACCTGATGCTGCTCGAAGCCAAGTTCGCCAACGCGCTCGCCAAGCTGCGCAATGCAGAGCGTGTGTCCGTCGACGAACTCGAAGCGATCTACGTGCACATCAAGGCGGTTATCTAAGCCATGGCCCGTCCGTCGAAGTACAAGCCCGAGTACGCCGAACTGGCGATGAACTATTGCCTGCTCGGGGCGACGGACGCGGAAGTCGCTGCTTTCCTCGGTGTTGGCCTGCGGACAGTCGGAGACTGGAAGCTCGCCCACGAGGACTTCGCCGAGGCGATGAGCACCGGCAAGGACAAGGCAGACGCGAAGGTCGTCGGCGCGCTCTACAAGAACGCGACCGGCGGCAACGTCACCGCGCAGATCTTCTGGCTGAAGAATCGCCGGAAAGAGGACTGGCGGGACAAGGTGGATCACTCGCTCACCGGTCCTGACGGCGGTCCTGTCCAGTTCCAGAGCGTGACGCGCAAGGTTATCGACCCGCGCGAGCCGGGCGAGCCAGAACCGAAGCCGCAATGAGCGACCTCGTAATCGAGACGCCACGCGCTTTCCTGCCGCTTCTGAAGCCGGCGCGATACAAGGGGGCGCACGGCGGTCGAGGTTCCGGCAAGTCCAACTTCTTCGCCGAGCTGTGGCTTGAAGAAAGCGTGAGCGAAAAGCTCGATTTCGTCTGCATCCGGGAAACGCTCAAGTCGCTTGAGTTCTCGGTGAAGAAGCTGCTTGAGTCGAAGATCCAGACCTACAACGCCGGCTATTACTTCGACGTTCAGGACCGCCGTATCCTCACGCGGCATGGTGGTGTGACGATCTTCGAGGGCATGCAGAACCACACTGCCGACTCCATCAAGTCGCTTGAGGGCTTTGATCGGTCGTGGTTCGCCGAGGCTCAGAAGGCCAGCGAAAAGAGCCTCACGCTGCTGCGCCCAACGATTCGCAAGCCCGGCTCGCAACTGTGGTTCGACTGGAATCCGGACTCTCCGACCGATCCCATCGACATGCTGCTGCGCGGCGAAGAACTCCCGCCAGATGCTGCGGTGATCGAGGCGAACTACATGGACAACCCATGGTTGCCCGATGAGTTGCGCGCGGAAATGGAGTTCGACAAGCGCCGCGATCCGGACAAATACGCGCACGTGTGGCTGGGCAAATACCGGCAGAACAGCGAAGCGCGCGTGTTCAGCAATTGGAGCGTCGAAGAATTCGAGCGGCCGGCGGGCACGATTCACCGCCTGGGCGCCGACTGGGGATTCTCGGTCGATCCGTCCGTGCTGATCCGCTGCGACATTGAAGGCAACCGCCTGTACGTCGATTACGAGGCTTACATGGTCGGATGCGAGATCGTGAACCTGCCCGAGCTGTTCATGAGCGTGCCGGATGCCGAGAAGTGGCCGATCACGGCTGACTCTGCGCGGCCCGAGACGATCAGCCACATGCAGAAGAACGGCTTCCCGAAGATCCGCCCGGCTATCAAGGGCGCGAAGTCGCTGGAAGAGGGCGTCGAGTTCCTGAAGTCGTTCGACATCGTGGTGCACCCGCGCTGCAAGCACCTGATCGACGAACTCACGCTCTACAAATACAAGGAAGACCCGCTAACCGGGGCGATCCTGCCGATTCTCGAAGACAAGGACAACCACGTGATCGACGCGCTGCGCTATGCCTGCGAGGGCGCCCGACGTGCTGGGAAGGCTCCGAAGCCGAGCAAACCTGTAATCCGCCGCACCGTGCATGGTGCTGGCGCCTGGATGGGCTAAATGGCACGCAAACGCAAACTCGACGCTGAATCATCGGGCCTTGACCCGATCGTCAAGGAAGCCAAGGAGCGTTTCGCCCGTTGCGAGGATGCCGAGTCGTCGTTCCGCAAGCTGTTCGTCGAGGACATGAAGTTTGCAAACGGCGACCCGGATAACAACTGGCAGTGGCCCGACCAGATCCGCCAGTCGCGCGACGGCGACAATCGCCCGTGCCTGACGATCAACAAGGTGCGTCAGCACAACCTCCAGATCATCAACGACGCGAAGCAGAACAAGCCGAGCATCAAGACGTTGCCGATCGACGGCCAGGCTGATGTGCAGATCGCCAAGATTCTCGACGGCATCATGCGGCACATCGAGTACAACTCGCACGCTGAAATCGCCTATGACACGGCGACGGAGTTTGCGGTGCAAGCCGGGCTCGGTTACTGGCGCGTGATCACCGACTACGCGCACGACGGCTCGTTCGAACAGGAAATCTTCATCCGGCGCGTGAAAGATCCGCTGAGCGTGTACCTCGACCCCGATATCCAGTCAGCCGATGGCGCTGACGCGAAGTTCGGTTTCGTGTTCGAGGACGTGCCGAAGGAAGAATACGAGGCAATGTATCCGGAAGAGGATCCGGCGAGCGTCACATTCCCGATGGAAGCGACCGGCGATCCGTGGCTCGACAAGAACCACGTGCGCGTGTGCGAATACTTCTACCGCGCCGAGAAGAAGGACATGCTGGTCAATCATCCGGCCAAAGGCCCGATGAAGCTGTCCGAGGTGGAAGACGAGAAAGAGCGCAAGGCACTGCTCGAAGACGAAAGCGTGAAGAAGCGCGAGGTCAGCGAGCCGCATTTCAAGTGGTGCAAGATCGCCGGCGACAAGATCATCGATCGCAAGGAATGGCCGGGCCGCTATCTGCCGATCGTGCGCGTGGTGGGCGAAGAAATCGTCATCAACGGCAAGGTCGAGCGCAAGGGGCACACGCGCAACATGAAAGACGGCCAGCGCATGTACAACTACATGACCTCGGCCAACGTTGAATACATCGCGTTGCAGACCAAGACGCCATACGTCGCGCCTGTTGAAGCTATCGAAGGCTACGAGGACGAGTGGGCGAACGCGAACAAGGACAACAAGGCGTATCTGCCCTACAACGGCGTCGATGCCGATGGTCGGGAGATTCCGCGTCCGCAGCGCGAGCAGCCTCCGGTAGGCGCTTCTGCGTACCTGCAAGCCATGCAAACGGCCCAGCAGGAACTCATGATGACCTCAGGCCAGTATCAGGAGCAGTTCGGCGCGCCGTCGAACGCTGATGCTGGCGTCGCCATTGCAGCGCGTCAGCGGCAGGGCGACAAGGCGACGTATCACTTTATCGACAACGTTGCGCGCGCGATCCGCTACACCGGCCGCATCATGGTCGACCTGATCCCGAAGGTGTACGACACCGAGCGCGTGGTGCGCATCGTCGGCGAAGACGGCAGTGAGGACTTCGCGCAGATCAATCCGCAGCAGCCGCACGCCGTGGGCGATGCGCAGGGCAACGCGCAGCAGGCGCCGGCCGATAACTCGAAGCTGAGCGCAGAACAGGCCGCGCAACTGATCTACAATCCCGGCATTGGCCGCTACGACGTGACGGTAGAGGTTGGCCCGAACTACGAGACGCGCCGTCAGGAAGCGTTCCACGCGCTCACGCAGATCATGTCGCAGGATCAGGACCTGATGAAGGTCGCGGGAGATCTGCTGTTCAAGGCTGCTGATTTCCCGATGGCCGATGAGGTCGCAGAGCGCCTGCACCGTACGATCCCGCCGCAGATCCTTGGCGAAGGCCCGACACCGGCAGAAGCCGACATGCACCAGAAGATGCAGCAGATGGAGCAGATGATCAACCATCTGTCGCAGGCGCTGCAGGACGCGCGCAGCATGCAGGGCCATGAAGAGGCGCACCTGAACATCGACGCCTACAAGGCCGAGACGGACCGCCTGAAGGCCATCGCACCCGACATGGCACCGGAACTCATTGCCGCGATTGCCGCACACCTGGTGGCAGAGACGCTGCGCACCGGTGACCCGAGCCAGATTCAGCCGATGCCGAGCGGTGCGCCGCCCGATCCATCGCAGCAGCAACAGCAGCCCCAACCGAACCCGCCGAGCGCGGGTTTTTCTTTGCCCGCTCAACCTCAACAGGGGGCCTAAATGGCCGGTTACACAGGAATTCTCCAAGACCTCGGCAGCACGACGCCGATCGTTGGTCTGTACCGCATCGCTCAAACGCTCACACCGGCATCCGTCGCGGCTAATACGAGCGCTGAGCAGACGTTCACCGTTCCCGGCCTTGCCGTAGGCGATTCGATCGATGTGAACAAGGCATCGCATCAGGTCGGTTTGTCGATTGGCAATGTGCGCGTCTCCGCGGCGAACACACTGGCGATCCAGTTCGTGAACACGACCGGCGGCGCCATCGTGCCGACGAGTGAGCAATACATCATCGGCGGTCAACGCTAAGACCCAGCAGCACGGCTTTCCAGAAGGCCCGTTTCCAGCAATGGAGCGGGCCTTTTTGCATTCCGTACCGGTGCGGCATCACCGGGCTCAATCCTTGGACACGTCCATGCAAACCGAAGAGAACGCTTCAACCGAAGTAGAGAACGTCACGCCTACGGCCTCCACGGAACAGGCGCAACAGCCCGCTGAAGTCAGCACGGAACCGGGCGCCGGGCAAACCGCAGAGCAGATCGAGCAGCAGGCGCAGCAGGAAA